CTTCACCAAGTCTTTTGGACTTGCAGTTAGAACGTCGATTTCCTTCCCAGCACCGCTGAAATTTCCTCCTCTTTCGCTCTTTTCAGCACCGCTGCCAGAACCCAAGGATGCTTTGATAATAGGGGAAAACTCTTTATTATCAAGAAATTCTTTCTTCAAATCTTCAACAGATTTAATCGAAGGTGCACCGTCCAATTCTTTTGTGCGGATTACCGGCTGGCCGTTTACTTCCTCAACCGCCAAACGGTCAGAGAAAAGGCGGCGGATTGCTGAAGGAACGATGAAATGCTCTTGGGCAAATTTCTCCGATTCAAGCTCAACCATAGTCTTATATGATTCCTGCTTACTGAGATTTTCTTTTTCTTGATACTCAGCGCGGATCTTATCTAACTCGCTGATGTGTTGATTCCGAATCAACTCAATCTCATCTTTACCACCCTTGGACTTCTCAATATCCTTCAGAAGTTTAACCTCACGAGCCTCAGCCTCCTGGAGTCTACTTTCGGCATTTTTACGATGCGTCTCAGCAATATCTTTTTTCTCTTTTGAAACAAAGTGGTCCTCTAGTCCTTCGACTTGGAGAACAAATGAATCATTTTGCTCCGAATAAAGACCCTTGTTTGATTCTTCTAGGGCCGAGTGTTCTTCCGATGTTAGTTTGTATTTCATAAGTTTCGATCTTTTCTAGGATTACAAATCCCTGTTCGAGACAAAAGTGTACAAAAACTGGTTTCTATGCAAGAAATTAAATTCCCGCTTTTTCAAATGCCTTTGGATTTTTCAAACGCATCTCATCAAGGGTCAAAGGCTCGAAAGTTCTACCCAAGTTTAATTCGGAAAACTTCTCAGCAGTTAGCCCACCATCCCGGAAAAGACGAGCCCTTGTCGGCCCAAGTACTTCATTTTGAAAAGAGGCAGATTGGTCCTTCAACCAGGAGTAATAAGTTTTCTTTGCGCTGACCGGGCCAAACTCAGCCGACCGGGTGGCACCTTCTTTAAGAAAATCAAACTCACTGCCAAGTACCGCCACCGTTGTTGATCTACAATTCAAGTGGATCGGTGGTACTGGTCCCTTACCCAGTTCAAATTTTGAACCATCCAGGCTTCGGCAAGTTGTGGTCGTTCTACTGTCCAATGTTGAAAGCCATTCATAAGCTTCAACCACAGAACTGTTGGCCTCCCAAAGGGCCATCCTACCCGCGCTCGCGGCATGCTGTACGGAGGTTGATACAAGGGTCTTAGCATTCCTACGGGATATCTCTAGAATCCCATTCTTGAAGTTAGACGCTTTGGTGCCCACCACCTCCCTTATTGTCTGCTGGCTCGTCCTGCCTTCCTGGAAAGCCCTACGAATCGTATTTACTACCCTCTTGGTCTCCGTGGCAGCAAAGGAACTAATAAAGTCCTCAAGTAATATTCCAGAGTGGCCCATGGCCATAACTTTGGCTTTTGCAAATGCTTGCTTTGCCGTTATAGTCTTTAGTTTTAAATCACCCGTTACAGAGTCTATTAAATCCTTTGCCTCAATCCCGGCATACAATGCTGATATAGTTTGAAGCTCAGAATTAAGATCCGAGTTGGCAACTTTAAACTCTTTGGAAATAGACTTATCAAGTTTCGAAAGAAGCTTCTTAGATTGTGCAACACTTGCTTCACTTAAATCATAACTGAGACTATTTAAAGTGGACCTTACCAAAGTTGCTTCCTTGGCAAAGACACTATTAAATTTAAGCGCAAACCCAGCCTTAAGCCTCTCGAGAGTGACTTGGGCCAGTATTGCTGCTTCCTCTAAAGGTTTTCGGTCTTCCTTTTTTGGCATTAGATCAAGTTAGCATCAATTGTTTCTACCTTGGTCCTTGCAGCCTCATTATCCTCGGTTACAACACCAGTTATTCGAAGAGTCTCTCTAGCCTCATCCCATGTGATTAGGCCACCCTGCCATTCGGCGACCAACTGCTGGCGATCCTGGGCTGTCATGCTGGTTACCGTGTAATCAGTATTCAATGAGAAGTTTATCTCATCGAGACTTGTTTCACTTATAAACATTCCCATGTGCATAAGTACTTTCCGGTAGGCCGCCGAAACATTGTTTGCAGTGCTTGTCAGAATAGAAGATTCCGAAGCAGCTTCCATTAAGACCTCGGTAGCTGTGACCTTAGAGAAGTTGGGCTCAATCAGTTTAGCACCGACCGCCTTCATTTGTTGCTCCTTGTGCTCCATGCCCTCTTTTGGCATCACATTAGGGTGTGGCTGCAACATCTCAGCACGGCCATCCTTTGGTAGAGTGATCGCCGACCGGGAACCAAGGATTACCTTGCCATTGATGTTTTTGTCCGCCCAATCCTGAGTCAGACCAGAGATGACCAGGGTCGGTTGCCCAACCAAGAATAAACTCTCCTCATAATCAGCACTGTTGCGATAGTGCGCGATGTTCATGTTGGCCAAGTCGAGCATTGGTGCTTTGTCAATCACCGGCTCATTGTTTGTACTGCCCATGAACTCGAAAGGGATCCGCTGCAACGGCGAACCGCTGTAGTCGGTCATTATCGAAGGGCCTTCCTCAATATAGAAGTCATCAGTCGTTTCAAAGTCTTCGCCAGGGGCTCTCCAAAGGGTTACCTCAACCTGGTAGCCATTCTCACCGTCGATCAACCGGAACACGCGCCAGCGATACTCTTTATCAAACTCGAAGCCATCATCCTCAACAATCTTCTCCTCTTCGATCACCAACAAAGAAAGAAGCGACTCGCCACCGACCGTCTGCATACGCCAGTTGATTATGTCCTCCGGATCAATGTTTAGGATCCTTGGGCGGATCAAATTACTTTCAATTTGAGCAAGTGACACAAACCCCTGGTTATTTGGGAAGTCTGCTAGTAGGCCACCGTGGCCCTTTGCTAAAACTGTCTGAAGTGCTAGTTTTGATTGCTGCTCGAGGCTTGTCCCAGCACCATCGATGTTGTCCACGTAGCGATCAATATTCTCAGGTAGATCAATCGCTTGGTCCTTAGAGAATACCTGCCCAACAAGCCCGTCCAAAGTACGAGCTGTCACATTATAGAACATCGCCCTTTTCAGGTACGAGGCATAACGCGAAAGCATTTGGTCCGTATCGGACTCAGCCACTGGCATTGGTAGGTAGTCCTGTGTTTTTGATTTAATTTGCTGTTCACCAGCTACACAGTCATCGATCAGTTGCCAGATCTTCCTGGCCTGGACAACTTCTTCGCGTACGTAATTTACATTTGGCATGTGGGAAAATTGGTAATTTTATAATCTAAATATAGGCAAACCTCTTGCCGTTATACCGGCATTCGAATATTTACATACTTTGCCCATTGCGGCCTCGCGTCAAGAACCATATATCGCGCCTCATCGTAAACGTGGTCCTCTGCATCGGTGTCAACATCGTCCAGCTTTTTGTCATCCCTTGGCAAGCTTGGGATTGTATTTATGAACGCATCACAATTGTTCATAATGTAAAGCCCGGCACCCTCGCGGTCTGTCGATCTTTCCATCATATCCCGCATTATCTGAAAACCATTTGCTCTTGATCCAGCCTTCTTGTCAGACCTGGTCCATTCAACTCCCTCATTCTCCATCATCGAAGCAATCGAACCCGACTCGTCTTCACTGACATTGTAAATCTGATTATCCGCTGGTCCCGGCTCAGGTTTAGTTCTTATCCACCCCAGCATGGTCAACTCTTCCTCGACCTCTAAAACCTCCTGCGCTAATCTCCGTGCTGAAAGCTTACGGCCTTTGTTGTGGCCAAACTGCTCACCGTTCACCACATCCGCGCCATAAAGCTCCGCAATTCTGATAAGTGAGTCCTTTGGGAAACATACTGTCCTATCCTCGGATATAGCAACCTCCTCACCATTCGATATCGCCCACCAGCCGACAGAGAACGGGTGACTCGAGCCCCAGTCCATCGAACGGCATATTCTCCACGAACCTGGCACCTGAAACCTCGGCACAATGTGCAAATCGCTGTTCCAAACATCATCGAACGCACCACCAGCGGTGATATCCCAGTCGCCCTCCAGCCAAGCTCGTTTACGATTCTGGTCCGTGATATTCTCCAACTCCGCAACGTACTCAGGAGATAAATACCGGTTCTCTTTGTACGAACCAAACAAACGCACCTGGGTCTTTGTGATATTCTCCCTCTTCTGAGTCCTGGGGTTGAAAATCTCAGTGGTCATCCTCTTTACCTCACCCGCCGGGACCGGGTCGATGAATCTACGCTTAACCCAATTGTGCCCGGCACCAAATGGATTGGTCGTAGAAAACACAATCATCGGTATCGGGTCTAGCGGTTTGCCATCCGGGGTTTCGTACTGACCGGTCTTTGAATTCCTAGGCGTGTGCTCCTCGGGAACAAACGAAGAACGGTTTGTGGACATCATCACATCATAGCAAGCCGAGGTTGGGTACTTTGTGAGCTCATTCCAGCCGATGAAAGGGTATTCGTGTCCGTGGTACTGGTCGTAGTCGGTCTCATCATGCATATGGCGGAACAACAGTTCCTCCCCGGTCGGCCATACCCATTTTAACGCCGATTGTGATGATAGAAACCTGGCACCATCGTGAAACTGCGGGAACCACCGCTTTGACTTCGCAATCAAGTCATCCAGCGACTTATACTGCCGATCAAAGATAATACCGCGCCAAGCTTGACCATATCCCATTCCGACATACCTCCGGAACCTCATAAGCTGTGCATCCGTCTTGCCAGGACCACGTGTACCCTCAAATAGGATGTGATTGCACGGCGCATTCATTGCTAGTGCCTGTGAGCCTGGGAGAGGTGACCAAATGACTTTCTGTTTCATTACCGGCAGAGTTAATCCGTTTTTAAGTTTTCACACAAGTTTAATCCTGCGTTTATCAAAACCGAAAAAGAGTTAAAACTTGATTTCTGAAAATTTCCCCCCAGATTTTTTGGGGCCTAAGTTTAACTGTTTTTAGGTTAATTTGGTTTTTGCAAAACTATCAGGACTTTTTCAGATGGGGGAACGGTAGGGCAGGGCAGGGTAGGTCGGGGGTGCACCCCTGTTCACTAGTGCTCAAAAGGACACTAGTGCACATCTGAGCACCTATTTACCTTGATATCAAGGCAAGTTGTCTTGATATCAAGGCAAATAACGGCCGGCGCACAATACATATTATGTCTAATTGTTAGGTGCTCAGATGTGCACCCGGTGAAGCATCGCCGGGTAGAGCATCGCCGGGTAGAGCATCGCCGGGTAGAGCATCGCCGGGTAGAGCATCACCGGGTAGAGCATCGCCGGGTAGAGCATCGCCGGGTAGAGCATCGCCGGGTAAAGCATCACCGGGTAGAGCATCGCCGGGTAAAGCATCACCGGGTAAAGCATCACCGGGTAGCAATAAAAAACCTTTTTTTGGTTGACTTATTGAGTCAATACCGTGAATATGTGCGCTTATGACTAATAAATACACGCTATTCGAATTATTTTCCATTATTGCGCTTGCAAGCTTTATTGCGGCCGCAACTTTACACGGATTAAAACTTGACGACGAAAGACAGCAAAAAGAAGTTTTAAGGTGGAAAGCTAACAATTAAAAGTTGTTTTTCGCTTTATACATAAACAGACCACTAATAAAATGAAAACAGAAAAACAAATACAAAACGAAACGGCCAAGCACTTTGAAGAGCAAGTAAGCAAGGCGGGATTATCCGAGCTGTACGGACTAGAAAAGCGCATTGAACGCCACTTTAACGCTGGCACTTTAAGCGTTAAAGACTTTGCAACCCTTGCGACTCAATTGCTGATGAGATCAGTCGATTTGATGAAAAAGACAGCGAGCCGCTGCCGGAAAACTTCGACGAGCTAGACGAGCAAGACGTGACGGACTTCATCAGAGACAACAAGTGGGAACCATTTGAAGGGTGGGAGGCGCACGGCATCTGGGAGCTGATCGAAGATCTCGCCTCCGAATTTCTAACCATAACCAACACCGAGAAATAAATTATGAACAAAGCACAAGCATACATAACCGCATCAAAATTCTACCTCAGCGAGCCGCTGCCAGAAGACTTCGACGAGCTAGACGAGCAAGACGTGATGGACTTCATCAGAGACAACAAGTGGGAACCATTTGAAGAGTGGGAGCCACACGGCATCTGGGAGCTGATCGAAGATCTCGCCTTTGAATTTATGGAAATAAACACATAAACACATAAACAGATAAACACATAAACACATAAACACATAAACACATAAACACATGAATAGAAAACAATGCATGCAAATCGTTAACTCGATAAATGACACAAAGGCTATTAAAGGCCTTTTGACTGACTGTATCAATGAAAGGCCGGAAGCTTTAGAAAAGCGTGGCACGTGGCAATATTATGCGGAAAAGATGCTTTCTTATTTAGAAGGTGACTTGTCAGGAATTCCGCCTTTTTCGATCTTCGCGGAAAAGGGTAACAAAAAATTGCCATTTGCGGCCTTTTCTTCTTTAGCTTTGGCGGACTGTCCCGGCAAAGGTAAGTGTGTCGAGTTCTGTTATTCGCTTCGCGCTTGGCGTTATCCCGCGGCCTTCTTTAGACAATTACAGAATAGTTTACTAATGCGACTTAACCCGGAAGTAATAGAAAAGGCTTTTTTGAGCCTAAAGACTGGCCGGACTGTCCGGCTATTTGTTGACGGTGACTTTAAAGATGTTAAAACTCTAAAGATGTTTATGGAGCTATGCAAAGCGCGCCCTGACCTTGACGTATATGGGTATTCTAAATCTTGGCTTGAATTCGTAAAGCTTGACGCCACCGGGTATCAATGGCCGTCAAATTATCTTACAAACGCAAGCTCAGGAAGCCGGCACGAAAGGACAGGCCTTGCAAATGCTTTTTTAAATTTGCCAGTGGTTCGCGGTGATTTCTTGGCCGTCAAGGTCGATAAAGCGCACATAAACAGAAGAGCTTACCAGGACAAGACTAAAGCCGGTTCTAAAGAATACCGGCGCGATGTGCTAGCAAAGCTGAGACAAATACAAACTAAGGCCTTCGCTTGTCCCGGCAATTGCGGCAACTGTCTACCACAAGGCCGGCACGCTTGTGGTTCAAAAGACTTCGCGGGTGTTGCGATCGGTATTGGAATTCACTAAAAAAATATGGAGCATTTAAACTACTTATCAATGTTAACAATTGAATCCTTTTTGCCTGATTCGGAAAAAGAAAATTTGCATTTTTTGGAAGAATTAAAGCAAATTGAAAAGACTAGGAAGGGAGAAAAGCATCTTTTAAATTGGTTAAAAGACGACCCGGCAAGTTTCCACCTTTCTATTTATGAACTAGAAATAAGGCTTTTAAATAGAGCGGAACGCGAAAAAGTGTTTTATTAGTATAAAACGCGGAAGTTTTAAACTTCCGCGTTTTTTTGTGCACCGGGTAGAGCATCACCGGGTAGAGCATCACCGGGTAGAGCATCACCGGGTAGAGCATCACCGGGTAGAGCATCACCGGGTAGAGCATCACCGGGTAGAGCATCAC